ATTGCCACACATGCAACATGAGATGGAGTATCCAGAGCGGTACACAGAGAGGGCGATCATTACCTGTAGCAGGATTTACAATGAACAGAGGTTATTACCCTTGGGACACAGAAACATGGGAGTTTGATATAAACGAGGAGGAGCGATGGAACTAACCCCTGCACAACAAGAGGAACTGACGTTCTTACGTAAACAAGTAGATACTTACGAACGTGAAGCGGCTAGGAATGGTACGTTGTTAGGAGATACAATGCATAACGCGGCAAGATTGGAGTTAAAAAAATTTGTAGAGGGGCTGAGATCAAAAGGCTACAATATTTAGGGAGAGAGAAATGAAGAAACGGAAAGTAGAAGAGCAAGTATTTGAGTACTTGTTAGATAACCCACTGGCTACGGCAGATGAGATTACCAAGGCGGTTGGTTGTTCATATAGTTACGCAAAGAAAACATTAGCTCGCGTAGGCACACCAAAAGAAGTTTTCGTGAAAGAACAGTTCAAGAAAGAAGCTAACCGCAGTGTCTTACTTGCTGAAGCATCGAGCCTTACGTCTGGTGAACGTAACAAAGATTACGGTGACCCTGTGGAGAACATGACCCACATAGCCAGTATATTTAATGCTATGACAGGGCATAAGATAAAACCATCAGAAGTACCTATGGTCCATATTGCTACAAAGCTAGCACGTAGGAGAACAAGTCCACTCAAGAGAGACCACTATGTAGACATCATGGCCTACGTTGGTATTGCCTATGAGTGTGAGGTTGAAGAAGATTAATGGATTTAATTACACTGGACTTCGAAACCTTCTATGACAAGGAAACATCTTTACGTAAGATGACAACTGAAGCGTATGTACGTGACCCCAACTTTGAGGTGATTGGGGTTGGTATCAAAGTTAACAATCAAGAAACGGAGTGGGCGAGTGGAACACATGAACAACTCAAGAGTTACTTACACACCTTTGATTGGACGAAGTCTATGGTACTGTGCCATAATACTATGTTCGATGGTGCTATTCTTAATTGGCATTACAATATTTATCCTCGCGTGTATACCGATACTTTGTGTATCTCCCGCGCTCTTCACGGGGTGGAAACTTCTAGTAGTCTCAAGGCATTGGCTGAGAGGTATCAGATCGGAGTTAAAGGAGACGAGGTACTCAACACCCTTGGAAAGAAAAGAAAAGATTTCTCAGAAGAGGAACTAAGTAGGTTCGGTGATTACTGTATTAATGACGTAGACCTGACGTACAAACTCTTCTCTATCATGGTCAAGGGGTTTCCAAAGGATGAACTCAAGCTGATAGACCGTACATTGCGTATGTTTATTGAGCCTATCTTAGACCTTGATCTGAACCTGTTAGAACAACATCTTATGGAAACACGTTCTCGTAAAGATACTTTGTTGACCAACGCAGGCGTAGACAAAGCTGACCTGATGTCAAACCCCAAGTTTGCTGAACTATTAGAGCAGTTAGGTGTGAAGCCCCCCATGAAGGTAAGTCCGACTACAGGTAAAGAGACCTTTGCCTTTGCTAAGTCTGACGAGGGGTTCAAGGCACTCGAAGAACATGAGAACGAGAAGGTGCAACTTCTTGTAGCGGCGCGTCTCGGTAACAAAAGTACATTGGAAGAGACACGGACACAGAGGTTCATTGATATATCCAAGCGTGGCCTGTTGCCTGTACCTGTAAGATACTACGCGGCACATACTGGACGATGGGGTGGTGACGACAAGATTAATCTGCAAAATCTACCAAGTCGTGGACGCGATGGGAAGAAACTCAAGCGTAGTATCATTGCACCAGTGGGGTGTTCTCTCATTGATTGTGATTCATCACAGATTGAAGCAAGAGTATTAGCTTGGCTTGCCGAGCAAGATGACCTGACCCAATCATTCAACGCAGGAGAAGATGTTTACAAGAAGATGGCTTCACGCATCTACGGAGTCCCCGAAGAAGATGTTGATAAAAATCAAAGGTTTGTGGGTAAGACTACAATTCTTGGTGCAGGTTATGGTATGGGTGCGGTGAAGTTTCAAGCACAGTTACAGACGTTTGGTTTTGACATGGAACTTGATGAAGCACGGCGTGTTATTAGTATCTACAGAGAAGCGAATTGGAAGATAAACCAACTGTGGCGCGATGCTCAGAACATGCTTACTGGACTGGCACGTGGTGAGAACATTCAGTTTGGACTAGATGGTGTACTCAAGGTGGTTGACGGTGCGATACTGTTACCATCAGGACTGAAGCTAGGCTATGATGATTTACAGTTCCAGACTACCGACAAGGGTGTAGAGTTTGACTACAAAACAAGGCGTGGTCGCACCAGAATATATGGCGGTAAGGTGATCGAGAACGTATGTCAAGCGATAGCGCGTTGCATTATTGGCGAACAAATGCTACAAATAGCTAAGAAATATCGTGTCGTACTGACGGTACATGACTCGATTGTATGCTGTGTAAAGGACGATGTATTGGAAGAAGCGCAAGAGTATATTGAGAAATGTATGCGTTGGACACCTCATTGGGCAGACGGCCTACCTATCAACTGCGAGAGCGGTACAGGCAAATCATACGGAGATTGTGAGTGAGTATAGCCCCGTGGTCATTTAGTAAGATTAAGGCGTTCGAACAATGCCCCAAACAATTTTACCATATGAAGATAGCTAAAGATTACCCCGAACCACAAACAGATGCCATGCGGTATGGTACTGAAGCCCATCTTGTGGCTGAAGAATACATAAGAGATGGGAAACCAGTGCCTAGTAAGTTCTCCTACATGGAGGGGGCCCTGGAGTCACTTAACAAAAGACGTGGTAAGAAGTTAACAGAAATAAAGATGGGGTTAACCAGAGAGCTAGAGCCTTGTGGTTTTAGAGATAAGAATGTCTGGTGGCGTGGTATCGCTGACCTTGTTATTGTTGATGATAGTAAGGCGTGGGTCGTGGACTACAAGACAGGTAAGTCTTCCGCTTACGCAGACAAAGGGCAGTTAGAGCTGATGGCGCTCGCTACGTTTAAGTATTTTCCAGAAATAAAACAGGTGAACGCCGCATTATTGTTTGTCAAAATAAATAATATTGTTAAAGATAAGTATACTGAAGATATGATTCCCTCTCTCTGGGAGAAATGGATGTCTAATTACAAGCGTATGGAGATAGCATACGAGAACGATATTTGGAACGCACATCCGAGCGGATTATGTAAACGCCACTGTGCAGTAATTGAATGTGTTTATAATGGGAGTAACTGATGCCATATACTAAATCACCTAGACCCTACAAGAAAGAATACAAAAAACAAAAAGAACGTGGGGAACACCCAGACAGAATGGAACGGCAACGTGCCAGACGTGCTTACGATAAAAAAGGAATAAACCGCAAAGGTAAAGATGTAAGTCACAAGAAGATGTTAAGTAAGGGGGGCAGTAACAAAGACGGCACTAGACTGGAAAGCCCTTCAAAGAACCGTGCAAGAAACGGGCAGAAGAAAAAGAAAAAATAAAATATACTGGAGAGTATTTTGAAGATTATTGACAACAAAGCTTTGTTGCTTAGAGTACGTGACCCTAACAGAGTTACAGCCCTCATACCAAAGAGCCAACAATTACCAGACAATAAGGTACTAGTTAACTGGGGGCTTGCCGAAGCATCGAGCCTTAAGACACTAAACATAAAAGCACCGTCACCCATAGAGGGTAGATACAAGTGGACAGGTAAACACAAACCCTTTGACCACCAGAAAACAACCGCAGGGTTCTTGACGATGAACAAGAGAGCCTTTTGTTTCAACGAACAGGGTACAGGCAAGACAGCTAGTGCGATATGGGCGTCGGACTATTTACTACAACAAAAACTAATAAAACGTGTATTGGTTATTTGCCCGCTGTCAATCATGGATAGCGCATGGCGTGATGACTTGTTTACCTTTGCTACCCACAGGACAGTATCCGTGGCTCACGGTGCGGCGGCAAAACGTAAAAAGATTATTGAAGAAGGGTCTGAGTATGTAATCATTAACTATGATGGCGTTGCTATTGTAGCTGATGAGATAAAGAAAGGTGGCTTTGACCTAGTGATTGTTGATGAGGCGACTCACTACAAGAACGCACAAACAACACGTTGGAAGACACTGAACAAGCTAATTAACGAAGATACGTGGTTGTGGATGATGACAGGTACACCCGCCGCGCAAGCTCCAACGGATGCCTATGGTCTAGCTAAGATGGTCAACCCCAGATCAGTGCCAAGGTTCTTTGGGTCATTCAAAGACCAAGTTATGCACAGGGTATCTCAGTTTACATGGAGACCCAAGCCCGATGCTACAGAGGTCGTGTTCAAAGCACTACAACCTGCGGTTAGGTTTACAAAGGAAGAGTGCTTGGACTTACCACCAATGGTGTATGTGAAGCGTGAGGTAGAACTCACACGGCAACAGAAGAAATACTACAAACAACTCAAAGACAAGTTAGTAATGGAGATTACAGGGGCAGAGGTCACGGCTATGAACGCGGCGGTAAGTCTGAACAAACTCCTACAGATATCGGCAGGGGCTGTATATACTGATGATGGGTCTACACTAGAGTTTGATATCAAGCATAGATACAAAGTGCTTCGAGAAGTAATTGACGAATCAAGTCAAAAGATCTTAGTGTTTGTACCCTTTAAGCATGTCATAGACATCTTAACAGACAAGTTATGGTCAGAGGGTATAACAACTGAAGTTATACGTGGCGATGTATCTGCGCCTCAACGAACACAGATATTCAGAACCTTTCAGACAACCCCGAACCCACGTGTGCTGGTAATCCAACCACAAGCCGCCGCACATGGTGTCACGTTAACAGCCGCTAACACAGTGGTCTGGTGGGGGCCGACGAGTTCGCTAGAAACTTATGAACAAGCCAACGCTAGGGTGCATAGGTCAGGACAGGTACATAAATCTACCGTTGTGCAACTCCAAGGTTCTGCCGCAGAAAAACACGTTTACAGGTTATTAGATAAGAGAATCAACGTCCACACAAAGTTGATAGATCTTTACAACGAGGTACTTGACTAGCGTATCAATAGATACTATATATAAATTCTCGATAGGCAAAGGAGAGTATAATGAGCGACGCTACGGCTGAAAAGATGACCAGTGCATACATAAAGATACGTGCCGAGAGGTCAGCGCTATCAGCAAAATTTAAGGCAGAGGACGATAAACTTGTGAGACAACAAGACGTTCTCAAACGAGCATTGCTTGACTACTGTGAGAACCACGGTTTGGAAAGCGTAAGAACTTCTGCGGGATTGTTTTTTAGATCTACTAAGACGAAGTATTGGACAAGCGATTGGGAGGCTATGCATAAATTTATATTAGAGCATAATGTGCCAGAGTTTCTTGACAAGCGTCTTAACACGAGCAATATTAAGCAGTTCCTAGAAGAAAACCCAAACACAGTTCCTGATGGTTTAAACATCGATAAGGAATATGTAATTTCTGTAAGGAAGAAATAATGAGTGAACCATTTGTACCAATCGAAGATGTGGCGAAACATTTCTCTGTTTCCATATCTACTGTACGAGCGTGGGTAAGACAGAACCACATACCTAAAGATACCTACATTAAAATAGGTAATACTTATAGGTTTAACGTGAGTGATGTGTCTCATGCTTTAACTAATAAAGAGAAAGAAAGTGAACCTGCTAATAAGTGGGAGCAACACTTCGAAGAACCAACCGATATCGTTGCTGATATTGATTTAGACGACGATATATAAAACCCCTAAACCTCTTAAGGAGAGCGAAAAATGACTGAGATGTATATTATTGAGAATGTAGAAGCCCTATGGCCTAAAATTGACACCACCTATGTGTTTAAACCAAAGCCAATAGGTAGAAGTATGCCCTGTGACCCTTCAGAAAAAGACGCAGAGTATTCTATACAATTTCGTATGGATAACGAGACAGCGAAGAAATTGTTTATGGCTATGTCAAAAAGCTACCAAGCTAACAGGGAGAAAGACTGG